AGACAGGTTCTGTTGTTGGCCGCTCATACACTCAAGATGGAGAGTTCAATAATGCTAGAGTTCCTATTCAGCCAATAACGGGTCACTCTAGTCAAAGTAAATTGCAGGCCTTGTTAGGTAACTACAACTATTACCTAGATATGATTCGTAGCGTAACGGGACTTAATGAGGCAAGGGATGGCTCAAGCCCTGACCCTGATGCACTTGTAGGTGTCCAGAAGTTGGCTGCGGCTAATTCAAACACAGCTACTAGGCACATTATGGAGTCGAGCATGTTCATTGTTAAGCGATTGGCTCAGGCACTATCTTGTAGAATAGCAGATATACTTGAGTACTACGAGTTCGCAGAGGAGTTTGCAATGCAGATAGGCAAGTACAATGTGTCTATGTTAAATGACATCAAAAACTTGTATATGCGCGACTTCGGTGTGTTTATACAGGTTGCGCCTGATGAAGAACAAAAAGCGATGCTTGAGCAAAACATCCAGATGGCATTAAGCAAGAATGACATTAATCTGGAGGATGCAATTGACATAAGAGAGATAAACAACACCAAGGTTGCGAATCAACTTCTTAAAATAAAAAGAACCAAAAACAAGGAGTCTGAACAGGAGCAACAAATGGCTCAACAGCAAATGCAAATGCAGATGCAGATGCAGGCACAGCAACAAGCGGCTCAAAACGCTCAGCAGAAATTATCTATGGAGCATCAAGTTACCCTTAGAGAGCTTCAAGCCGAAGTGGCCTTTCAAATTGAGAAGTTAAAGAACGAGGCTCAGATAAAGAGTCAGTTAATGGACCAACAATTTAAATACGACTACCAGATAGCGGTAGTCAAGGAGAGAGGACTTGGCGAAAGAAACAAAGAAAAGGAAGAGGCTAAGGACGAAAGAATAGATAGGCAGAATACTCAGCAATCAAGATTAATTGAGCAAAGAAAGGAAGGTGGCGCCCCTATTGACTTTATGAAAGAGTCTGAAGACCTTAACAGGGTTGCGGAGGATGTGGACGACCCATTCGCACCAAAATAAAAAGTAGTAACTTTACACAAAATTTAATCTATGGAAATCAAAGTAAGGGCTCTAGACTCTGCGGAGCAGAAGTCTAAGCAGGAAGTGGAACAAGAATTATTGGCTAAGCATGAGACCGAGCAGGCTCAAGCTGAATCACAAGAATCTAATACACAGCAAGAAGAGCCCAAACAAGAAAACAAGTCACTTAGTGACGAAGATGTTCTTTCATATATATCGGAAAGGTATGGCAAGAAAATCGAATCCTTCGACGAGCTAACCGCCGAGAGAAGTCAATCTGATGAACTACCAGAGGATGTTAAGGCGTACTATGAGTACAAAAAACAAACTGGAAGAGGGATGCAGGATTTCTTAAGGCTTAACACTAGCACGGATGATTTGACAGAAGACCAACTTTTATTTTCCTACTACAAGGAAGTAGAGCCAGACCTAGACGATACGGATATAGATATACTTATTTCTGATAGATTCGATGCTGAGGACGATAACAGTAAAGAGTCTAAAAGAAAGCAAGTAAATAAGAAAAGAGAATTAGCTAAAGCTAAAAAGCATTTCGAATCTCAGAGAGAGAAATATAATGCGCCACTTGAGTCAAGGGCAGATGCAATTTCTAGCGAAGAGATGGAGGCTTACCGAGAGTATGTTAATCAGGCGAAAACTTATGAGGAGCGGACAAAGCGACAAACAGAGTTTTTCAATGAGAAAACAAAGGCTGTTTTCAATGATGATTTCAAAGGTTTTGAAGTTAATATCGGAGACAATTCTTACACGTACTCACCTGGCGAAGCGAGTCAAGTTATGAATGACCAATCAAACCTAAACAACTTTATATCAAAGTACTTAGATGAGGATGGCATGATTAAGGATGCTAGCGGATACCATAAGGCTTTAGCTGCGGCCATGAACCCAGAGAAGTTTGCCAAGTTCTTTTATGAGCAAGGGCGAGCTGAGGCTATAGAGAGTGATGCAAGGCGTGCTAAAAATATTAATATGGATGTCAAGCAAGCTCCACAATTCTCTAATAAAGGTGGGTTCAACGTTCGGAGCGTCGCTCAAAATCGAGGCAACGGACTTAGGATAAAAAGTATTAAAAAATCATAAAACATAAAAAATGGCAGGTTCATTAGCGAGCACTCCAGGTTTTAATTTACAACCTAGTGCAGAGAGGGTCGCAACCTCATCAAATTATTTAACTGACTTCAACTTTTTGAATCAGTATTTACCAGACGTTTACGAGGCTGAGTTCGAGCGTTATGGCAACCGTACTATCTCTTCTTTCTTAAGAATGGTAGGTGCAGAGATGCCAACTAACTCTGACTTAATCAAGTGGGCTGAGCAGGGTCGTCTACACGTTAAGTACGAGAATTGTACTTTAGGTTCACACGCTGGAACTGAGACAACTCAGGTTATTACTGTTAGTGACAGTTTGACTCCAACCATCCCAGGTGGTACTACATTTACCGATGGTCAGATAGGACTTAGAACAGGGCAGACAATCATGATTTCAGACAACACGGCTGCTTCGTCGCTATCAAACAAAGCAGTTATCACAGAGACTGGATACAGCGATGGCTCTGCTTTAGCTAACAATGAGATTAGAGTCGCATATTACGAAGCTACTCAGGCAGCTTTCCCAGCAGCTGGAACTGTTTCAATTTTCGTATATGGTTCTGAGTTCCAAAAAGGAACCGCAGGTATGGCTGAGTCTCTAGAGTCTGATGGTTTGATTTTCGAAAACAAGCCAATCATCATCAAGGACAGATACTCTGTATCAGGTTCTGACATGGCTCAAATCGGATGGATTGAAATCAGCACTGAAGATGGAGGAACAGGATACCTATGGTATCTAAAATCAGAGCACGAAACAAGACTTCGCTTCGAAGACTACTTGGAGACTGCAATGATTGAGGCTGTTCCTGCTGCTGACGGTTCTGGAGCAGAAACTGCTTTAGGTTTCGCTTCTGCTGGCAACACAACAGCGGGCTCTGAAGGGGTATTCCACGCTGTAGAAAACAGAGGAAATGTTTGGAGTGGTGGTAACCCAACTACACTTTCTGACTTTGACGCTGTTATTCAGAGACTTGACAAGCAAGGTTCTATCGAGGAGAACGTATTGTTCTTAAACAGACAATTCTCTTTCGACATTGACGATATGCTTGCTGCTCAAAACTCTTACGGTGCAGGAGGTACTTCTTACGGTCTTTTCGACAACGACGAGGAGATGGCATTAAACCTTGGATTCTCAGGATTCCGAAGAGGTTATGACTTCTACAAGACTGACTGGAAATACTTGAACGACCCAACAATGAGAGGTGGTCTTACAGGTGGTGCTGTAAACGGACTTTTAGTTCCTGCGGGTTCTACAACTGTTTACGACCAAATTCTTGGTAAAAACGCTACTAGACCATTCTTACACGTTAGATACCGTGCATCAGAAACTGAAAATAGACGATACAAAACGTTTATTGTTGGTTCTGCTGGTATGGTTGATGGCCGTGTTGGAACGAGCTTAGATGCTATGGAGGTACACTTCCTCTCTGAAAGAGCGGTATGTGTAATGGGAGCTAACAACTTCTTTATCTTCAAAGGATAATATTCCTTAACCTTATGGGGGGAGGCAACTCCCCCCTTTTTAAATTAAATAAAATGAAAAGTAAAATCTATGTTTTAAAGAGTAAGGCTGCACCGTTAAGCTTTATCTTGGCTTCAAGAAACACTCACAGAAAGCCACTTCTATATTTCGACGGAAAAACTAACAGAGCGCTTCGATACGCTTCAAATCAAAAAAGCCCATTTGAGGACGAACAGGATGGTAATGCCATATTAGAGCCTGTTGTATTTGAAAATGGATACCTAAACGTTCCTGAAACAAATCCTGTATTACAGAAATTCCTTGAACTTCACCCAGGTAATGGGCAGGTGTTCGAAGAGGTTAATACAGAAAGAGATGCTCAGGCAGAGCTCGACATTATAAACTACGAAGTAGATGCTCTTATAGCTGCGAAGCAAATGGATATCTCTACAATGGAAACTGTAGCTAGAGTATACCTTGGCCTAAGAGTGGACTCAATGACTACTGCTGAAATCAAAAGAGACGTTTTAATGTTTGCTAAGAGAAGCCCTGAGGCATTTTTAGAGACGATAGAAGATTCTACTATTGAGATTCAGGACTTAGTCGCTAGACTATTTGACAACAACCTATTATCTCTTAGGAATAAAAACAAGGAGGTGTATTATAATCTTCCAGATAATAAGAAAAGGCTAACGAACGTTCCTTATGGTGAAGACCCAAGAGACGTTGTACTTGGCTTACTTATCAAAGATGAGGAGATTATGAATGCACTCGAAAAACAATTGATGAAAATAGAAGGGTAATAAATATTTATTTATATATTTAAATCTATAGAAAGTTCATAATTGGTGTTTAGAGAGCCCTTCGGGGCTCTTTTTTATTTTACTTATATTTGCAGAGTATTTTTTAACAACCAAAATTTTTTATCATGGTTAAATTTTTAAAAGCAACCGTTTCTGACCAGGATTATTTAATTCCTTGTCATAAGGTTCTAGCTGTAAGGACTAGTAGTAACACCAAAGTTGATATTGTATTTGATACTCCATTGCAAACTTCAGCAGCGGGAGGAGCAGGAGAGATAGCAGCGCTTCAGTTGGTGGCAACAACAGCATCTGATGCAGCTAAGACAAAGGTCGTTGTAAACGAAGTCATTGCCGCTATAGGCAAAGCATTAGAGCATTCTTGGACAGAGCCGATTGTATCTCTAGGAGGATTGACCTATCCATTGACTGCAGCTGCTTATATTCATGTAGATTATTCTTCTTAATAAAGAGTAATACTCA